ACTTAAACACTCCTGAAAACAATGGCGATGGAAGACTCTTCTTAACACTATCACGTTCTTCTCCGCTACCAAGTCTCCTGATTTGGTCAACCTTATCCTTACTCTTCCCTTGCTTGATTCGTTTAAGAGCCTGACCTACAGTAATCACATGAGAGGAGTCTACGTCAAACAGACTCTCGTAAATGCTTATCTCTCTTTCAAATATTTCCTTCATTTACTTGCTCTGTATTTCCAACCTTCACCAGCACTTTTGTATGATGGGTTAATATTTATAATCTTCCTGACATAATCATCGCCCTCCGACTTAGCCTCTTTCTCAGACAGACTTACAGGGTTAGTACTACGAACAATATCATAAGCCTCAGACATATCAATATATCTCCACCCTGGCTCTAAGACAGGAACATTGACATCACGCTTCTCAGCATCCCTGAACCATACATGAGTTAGCTTACCCTTCCAATCCTTAACGGTGTTGCCGTTCTTATCCCTCCATAACCTTGCATTTGATGGTGTACGGTCTTGGTAATAATCATAGAACTTTTCGGCAATAGATTGGTCGTAACCCCTACCGACAACATAAGATATAACTTCTTCAAGTGTAGGTATCCCTTTTTCCTTTTTCTCTTTTTTATCTTTTTCCCTTTTCTTATTGTCTCCCTCTCGTGTAACCTCTTGTGTCTGTTCTTGCGTACTCCCTTGTGTGTTCTCTTGCGTTTCCAATCCGTAGCTTATCGGCTCGTAACTATCGTAGTTACAGACAGTTAGGAGTGTGGTTGATTGTTTCCCTTTGCCTATAGTTTGCTTAGTTACCAATCCATCCAACTCAAGCATCTGAAAGAACTTAGTAACTGACTTTGTTCCTGTCTTAAAAATGTTCGCCCAAGTCCTAATACTGTTAGAAGACTGACCCTTGTTAACACGGTAGACTTTGTAGCCCAAAGACATCTTACTGTCTGCGTAGTTGACCTCCATAAGCAGCGTAAGCCACCACTTTAGTTTCTTCTCATCAGACCATAACCAGTGTTCGGCTATAGTCCTATCTATCTTAATCCAACCCATTGCTGTCTTCTTCTCCTCCGCCTAAGAGATTGTTAATTTCATTCTTCATCTCTATCTCTCTGATTAACCTAGAGCAGTTGACAACCGAGCCTAACGCATCGATTAAATCTATCGAAGCTTGACGTATATCTTCATCGTCAAAGTCTTCTGTTCCCGTAGACATAATTGCGGTTGATAGCGCAAGGAATATACCCTGGAGAGGTGTCCCCTCTGCGTGTTCACTACTTCCAATTTGAAACATAGTATTAACTACCAATGTTAGCTTTTCGTTTAATTCTCTTTCTTCCATTTTAATTTACTTTAATCATTATATATATTAGTATTACTGTTGTTAGGTTCATCATAAACCACATCGGAAAGGTGTACTTCTTAACACTTAGCGTGTTACGCCTGTCCTTACGTCTGATTTGATATCTTTTCATTTTCTTGTCTTTGGTTTAAACTTCAGGAATCCGTTTGCCAAAAACAATTAGGCAGTATCGATTCCAATATTCAGTTCTTATCTTATTCATTCTAATAAGTTTAGCGTCTTTTCCGTGGTGTAAAGCCCTTGCTCCACACCTTCCACGCCATGATTTATACTTCTTCCAAATAACATCTAAGTATTCTCTATCTTGCATTGAATATAAAGTCTGATTTGTCTACTACCTTAACAGAATCCCGTTCAACCTGAAACATTGTCTGACTTACAACATCATCTGCTGGCATCCAATTAACATCAACATATAAGTACTCTTCTTTGGAAGTTGGACGTATAACTGCGCCTTCAATATATTCGCCTTCAAATGTTTTTGCGGAAACCCAATCTCCGTCTTTTAAATTATGATTCATCTTATTTATTTTCTAAATAATTCCAACACAAATCTTCAAGGTCGTAGCCTAACTCCTCAAGTAAGTCAGTAACCTCAATCTCAACATCTTCCCATTTCCGTATTGATGAATTAAACTTTCGAGTCTTCCAATACACACCGACATTATCAATACTTGCTGGGCATCCTGGGTCACCGCTACCGTCCGAGTAATATAGTACTGTCGCTTCTTCAGGTTGGTAATCAAATGCGATCATCACTTCTGCTTGTTCTATTTCTGTTTCAAATTCCATATTCATCTTATTTATTTTAGTTTAAAGTAACTCGTTAACATATCTCACAAACATAGGGTCTTTTACATCAATAAAGTCATCAGATTTCCTACTCCAGTAAAGTAGTGTCGTTCTGTCCTTACCGAAGAAATCTTTTGCCGCACTCTCCATACTTGATGTTCTACCATACTTTATCTCAGAAGCCTTGTAAATCGCCATCCTCTTTGTAGTGTTGTCAACTCCACGGAATTTGTTCTGCTTGGCATCGTACTTAATTTGATTGCACATATTCACAATGTCTGCCTTGATAACATCTACCTCTTGTATGTCTATTGGCTCTGGGGTGTATATCTGATTAACCTTATCAATTAGATTTTCAACAGTCCTACTATTAACACCAATCATATCCCTCCACTTAGTAAGTATGTCAATGATTGCATCCTTCTCTTCTTTCTTCATCTGTCTATCTCTATTAGTATTCCTTTGTTAAAAAACATTAAGTCTCCGTGTTCAAACTTATTATCGCCTCGCAAGTTAAGCATTGTCATCGTAAACTCGTATGCGTAATCGTAATCATCTAGCTCTAAGACAATCTTATTGCCCAGGCATTTGAATGTTTCAGCGTCAGGATGTTCTGCCGCTACACGCACTATTAATTGCACTTTATTTTTTTGTTTCATTTTTTCAAAAGGTAAAATGTTGTAAAAATTATAAATAAAAGATATGGAGAAATCAATACGAATCTAAGGCAAGTGTTTCTCCAGTACCAATACCACCTATATGGACTCATAATAAGGACAATAAGAACCCATACACGACTCCTACTATTGTTGCTTTCATTATGTCCTTGATATCGTCTTTCCATGTTGTTTCGTGTTTTTGTTTCATTTTTCTTTAAGTAATCGTTGAACGCTTGTTTTATAATAGAACTTTCCTGTTGAGGTTTTGTACCCTTCCTGGTTAAGTCTCATAGCTATGGTGCAATAACCAATACCTTGTCTTCTTAACTCTTGAGCGAATGGTCTTGCTACGTTTTTATTTCTATTGCTAAGAGACTTTTCTTTCCATGCTTTTCGGGCAGGAGCAGTATTAGGATTAGCACACCCTCCAAGCTTAGTTATCTTGTTGCCAGCTTTAGATATGTAATGCCCATCACGCTCTATTATCTTCTTGATTGACTGAGCAGCCGCCTTGTTTCTTTCTGATACGATATCAGCCTCATGCTCTGCTACTGCCGCAAAAAGATGTATGGTTAACTTGTTAGCGTGTGGCATATCACAGCACACAAAGTCAACACCTGATTGATACAGATTTGATACGAAGTTTACGTTACGAGACAGTCGGTCTATCTTAGCTATGACGAGGGTAGCGTTTTCATCTTGGCATTTTTGAATTGCCTGTTGTAGTATTGGTCGTTTGCCCTTGCTTGTACCAGACTCAACCTCAGTGAACTCATTAAGTATGATGGTGCTACCAACATATCCTTGAACCATTCTCTTCTGAGCATCAAGACCAAGACCAGAATCACCTTGCTTGCGTGTTGATACTCTGTAGTATGCTATGTATTTTTTCATTAGCAATCTATTTCAACTACAAGTGAATACTGGTAACATAACCAAAAATCTCCAATGGCACGACCTATCTTTTCATAATTCTGCACGTAGAAAATTGTCCTGCCATCATTGTCATCTGTCATTGGTTTTTTACTTATAAAATTATTCATGTCTACAATACCCCTAAAATCCTTTCCAAAATCAATATGATAGAAGTGGTAGTCAATGCATTCTATACTACCAAATGGTCCGAACTCTCTTTGAGCGACAGTTACTTCGTAATCATATATGTCGTTCTTATCTAAAATTGACTCAAAATCATCGGTGTCTTTTTTAGGTATAGCAATATAAGCCGTTACATTAAAATCATTTTTCATAGTTCCATGTTTTTCATAATGTGAGTAATTACATCTATAGTCCATCCGTTACCTAGCATCTTGTAACGCTGAGAGTTAGACACCTTTTGTTTTCCATCTTCCATAACTAATGTGTATCCATCAGGAACGGTCTGAAGTCTCTCGCACTCAAGTGGTGTGAGCTTGCGCCAAGATAGTTTCTTGTCGTTGTATGCATCGGGGTAACGCCCAGGTTCATTATCGCTAAGAACATTATCCTTATCAACAGTTGTCAATGTTCCTGACTTATCAGAATTGTGTTTGACCTGTAGGCACTGAGTAATTGGAACATCCTTGTTATAGTCCTCTCGCACTCCACGTTCATTAAGTCTTCTACCTACAATTGTTGCAGGTCTGAGCTCTTTGTCTTCTTCTTCAAACTCACCAACATTTGTTCTATTGGCAAAAGACGCTGTAAGTGCGTGTGACTTACCGTCTTCATGGAACACTCTGTCTTGCATATGCGGTTGCTTACCACCTGCGTCCTTTGATGGGTTTATTTGATTTGGTTTTGATGGGTCTATTACCACCCCCATCTCGTGACTTGCCGCAGTAAGACAGTTAGACTTGTCTTTCATTGCCCTACCTCTACGTGTCTTTGAC